ACGAGTCCCTCATTCTGCACAAGAACCTCATTGAGCAGAAGGAACTCCGCAGGTTGAAGTGGGAGTACTATCTTGGAAAACTTGATCAGGAGACTATGGACGAAAAGGGATGGCAACCTTTCGGTCTGAAGATCCTCCGCACAGACATAGATGTTTACTTGGATTCCGACAAGGATCTGCTGCGGATTGAAGCCAAGATCAACTACCTGAAGGAAAAGGTGAAGTATCTTGAATCCGTCCTACAGGGATTGGGTCGCCGTGGTTGGGACATCAAGTCTGCAATCGAATGGAAGAAGTTCATGAGTGGGTCATGAAGATCGTCACAGAAGGCATACATCGTGTCTATCTCCGTCAGGCATACATCCATGCACAGGCAAGGAGCGATGACACCAACACTCAGAATGGTGCTTTGATAGTCTTCCCATCCTCGGGAATCATAGCGGCTGATGCTAACCGCTATCCGTCCATCCGTGAACCAGCATATCAGAAGAAATACGACTACATCGAACACGCGGAACGAGCCGTGATCTACAGGTGCGTCGGCAAGGGGCTTACCACGCTGAACACGCACATGTACTGCCCATTCATTGCTTGCCCTGACTGCGCGAGGGCAATCGTGATGGCAGGAATACGCAGGGTGGTTGGTCACAAGACCATTTGGGACATAATGCCTGAGAGATGGAAACCCAAGTGCAACATAGGGATAAACATCCTTGAGGGAGCAGGAGTAGAGGTTCTGCTCTATGATGGCAAGGTTCTAAACGACGGAGAGTTCAAGATTCGCTTCAACGGAGAAGACATAGAACCATAAATATCTGCATGGATACATTGGTTCTTGAAGATGTTGATTCAGTATTCATCCGTGTGCGATGTGAGCGCGGTACTGCCAAGGAGTTGAGCGATTGCTTCTCCTTCAAGGTTCCGAACCACAAGTACATGTCGCGCTTCCGCAAGACGCGGTGGAGTGGCGACATCAAACTATACAACGTAGGCAAGGCAACGATCTACCGTGGTCTTCGCAACTATGTCACGAAGTTTGCCGCTGATCGCGGATATCACCTCGACAACAAACTTACCGAAAGCCAGCATCTTGCCCTGACAGGCGCGGAGGTGGATGCCCTCTTCGACCGCTGCGTTGGAAAGGAGTCTGGTATACCATCGCTTCATGACCATCAGCGGGATGCCATCGTGAAGGCAACAGAAACATCTAGAATCCTCCTGGTGTCTCCAACGGGTAGCGGCAAGTCTATGATCATCTACCTCCTGATGAGGCATATGCTTGAGCATACGGAAGGCAAGATACTCATCGTCGTGCCGACCATAGGATTGGTGACGCAGATGGCAAGCGACTTCGAACATTATGCCAAGGGTACGGACTGGAAGGTATCCAAGAACTGCCATCCGATCTATGCGGGGCAGGAGAAGGAAACAAAGAAGCGTGTGGTGATCACTACATGGCAGTCGGTCTACAAGCAGCCGCGTTCCTACTTCGATCAGTTCACGGTGGCATTTGGAGATGAGTGCCATATGTTCAAGGCAAAGTCACTCAGTGGCATTATGGAGAAACTCACGAACTGCAACTTCCGCTTCGGCACCACGGGAACACTCGACGGAATGCAGTGCCACAAGTTGATCATCGAAGGATTGTTTGGTCCGTCATACCATGTGACCTCTACCAAGAAACTCATCGACAAGAACATATTGTCGAGCCTCAAGATAGATACCATCCTGTTGAACTACGGGGAGGCAGACAGACGCGCAGTCAGCAAGTATACCTATAGTGATGAGATGCTGTGGCTCATTCACAACGACAAGAGGAACAGGTTCATCGTGGATCTTGCGGATAGCCTGAAGGGGAATACGCTGATTCTCTTTCAGTTCGTTGAGAAGCACGGCAAGCAACTCGATCATCTCGTCAGAAAGACAGGAAAGAAGACATTCTTCGTCCACGGTGGCACGGAGGCAGAGGACAGGGAGCAAGTCAGGAAGATACTTGAGGAGAACGACCAGTGCATAGTGGTCGCATCGTATGGAACATTCTCCACAGGCATTTCCATAAAGAGACTGCACAACATCATATTTGCATCACCTAGCAAGTCCAGGATCCGCGTGTTGCAGTCGATTGGAAGGCAGTTGCGTGTTTCGGAACACAAGCAGTTCGCAAAGTTGTACGATATTGGGGATGATCTGTCATGGAAAACGAAAAAGAATCACACTCTTCGTCATTTCTCAGAAAGAATCAAAATCTATCGGTCGGAAAAGTTCGAGTTCAGACCGATCATCATAAAGATGGAGAATCTACAATGAAGGAATACATCCTCATCAAGTTGCGTTCAGGTGAGGAGATCATTGCATCCCTCATGTCCAAGAACAGGAATGGCATCAAGGTTCTTAGACCAATGCAGATCCGTCAGGTTCCATTCGTTGACTATGCATCGGGATCGCTGAAGGCAGCAGTGGTGATGGAGAACTGGATCGGTCGAACCAACGACGATGAGGTGGTCATTCCGAACAACTGGGTTGGGATCAAGATGCTTCCGTCTCAGACCATCATCGATGCCTATGAAAAGCAGATGAAGACCGATGACGAGCCATCTGTTCCAAAGAAGGCTGAGGTCGAACTGACCGACAAGGAAAAGACGGAGATGAAGGCACTTGAGGATGAGATGACGAAGATGCTTTCAAGCATGGCAAGCGAGGCTGGCATCACCCCGCCCGACATAGAGGGAATGACTGACTTTGCCAACATCATGGATACGCAGAACAAAGGCAAGGACACGGTTATCGTGAACTTCGTCTTTCCTGCCAATGTCTTCAAGAACATGATGGAGGACGGGCTGATCGAAGACTTCCTCTCTGGTGGAATGTCCTATCAGGATGAGAACGGAGACGACTCATCTGAGGAGGATGACATGGAGGATGATGTCGATTCAAAGCCCAAGAAGAAAAAGAAGATTCGTGAGAACGATGTCGATCTTCGTGAGAAGGGAGACGAGTCTTGGGGGAACAGTTTCCGTGATTGGAGTTCAAACCCTAATGACTATCTCTAAGTCTAAGAACACTTCTTGATCAAACTAGACACACTCAAGTTACCTACTTCGTTTCCATCTGTCAAGCCCCTTCTACAGAATCTAAAGTTGCCACTTGCCTTCTGCCGATACTGAGGTAGTATGTTCGTGCAAGCAAGGAGGATACGATGAATGAGTGACTCGCATTACATAGACAATAAGGTTTTCTACGCTGAGATGGTGAAGTGGAAGAAGGAGTGGAAGAAGGCAAAGAAGGCTAACCTTCCCCTTCCTCCCGTCACGGACTACATCGGCAGATGCTTTCTCAACATCGCGGAACGCCTGTCGTACAGACCGAACTTCATAAACTATCCCTATCGCGACGAGATGGTCGGTGACGGCATTGAGAACTGCCTGATGTATGCGGCTAACTTTGATCCGAGCAAGTCAAAGAATCCGTTCTCCTACTTCACGCAGATCATCTACTATGCCTTTGTCCGCAGGATACAGAAGGAAAAGAAGCAGAACTACATCAAGTTCAAGAGCATTGAACTTGCGGAGATGACAGGTAAGATTCCCAAGTGGTTGAAAGAAGCATATCATGATGAGAACAAGGTTCAGGATTTCTTCAAGAGCCTTTCTCTCTCGGAACTTGACCTAGAGAACTTTGAGGGTGGCAAGAAGAAGGCAGCAGCACCCGTGGCAGAAAAGAAACCAAAGAAGAAGCCAAAGAAATGAAGATCGCCATCGTCACCGATACTCACTTCGGATTCAAGAACGACTCCCCGATATTCCTTGAGGCATATCTGTCGTTCTTCGAGGAGCAGTTCTTTCCATACCTGAAGGCAAATGGGATAAAGACCGTCATTCACATGGGTGATGTTCTTGACCGAAGGAAGTTCATCAACTTCAATACTCTGCGCGCCGTCAGGAAGCGGTTCACCGAGTGGTTCAACGAGAACGGGATCGATGTGCATTGCGTGATTGGAAACCATGACTGCTATTGGAAGAACACCAATGAAGTCAACTCTGCGGTCGAGATATTCGGTGATCATTTCCATGTCTACGAGAAGCCAACGGATGTGATGCTCGACGGAATGATTTGTGGCTTCGTTCCTTGGATTGCCAAGGACAATGCTGCTGAAGTCGAGGAGTATCTGCTCCACAGCAATGCGGACTGCCTGTTTGGTCACTTTGAGATCACGGGATACGAGGTTGTCCGTGGTGTCAAGCATGAGGGTGGGCTTGACCCAAACATCCTTCAGAAGTTCAACATGGTCTATTCGGGGCATTTCCACTGCAAGCAGAAGAAGGGAAATGTCCATTACCTTGGTTGCCCTTATCAGATGTTCTTCTCTGAGGTTTCCGAGGAGCGTGGATTCCATGTCCTCGACACGACGGACGGCAGCATTGAGTTCATTGAGAACCCAAGGAAACTATATCGAAAGATCGTCTATGATGCGGTCCTTGACGAACAAGGGCATGGCAACTTCAACTTCACAAAGTTCAAGGAATGCTATGTCAGGCTTGTGGTGACTTCCAAGAAGAACCAACTCAAGTTCGACATGTTCTGCGATAAACTCTTCGATGCTGGCATTCATGATATGCTCATCGTAGACACCTTGGAGCAGGAGGAGAAGAAGGAAGAGGATGTCTTCGTCTCCGAAAAGGAACTTTCCAAGAACACCATCGATCTCATTGATGGATACATCGATGAACTCAAGGTGGATGAAAGCACGGATCTGAAGAACATGATGCGCGAGATCTATAGTGAAAGTTTGTCTCTCTAGTTTCCTAAATATTGGAAACTGGAGATATCATGGGCAGAGTAAACGAAGATCTCAGAAACTGGTTCAGCAAGTCTCACCCCGAGGGTGATTGGCAGCGAATCAACAGCAAGGGTGAGGCAATCGGTCCCTGTGCAAGGGAACCTGGAGAGCCTAAGCCCAAATGCATGTCACGCGAGAAGCGAGTGATGCTCTCCAAGGGAGAGAGGGCATCTGCTGTCCGTGCAAAAAGAAAGCACGATCCAAATCCGAAACGAGAGGGAGAACCAATCATGGTGTCCAATTTTGGCAAGGGAAGAATAACTGAGGGCAAGAACGAACCAACCAACAAGGAACTATGGAGCAAGATCCAATCCCTTGTGTCGGGTAAGAGTTCAAGCATTGAGTACAACGGAAAGACCATAGATGGTCCAAACAATGGAAAAGGTTTCAAGGTTCATCCCTCTGCATACTCAAATGGTTGGGCATCTGCAAAGTACAAGAAACTTGGTGGTGATTGGAAGACGGTGAACGAGGGGTTGAAGAACTTCAACTGTTTTGTTGATCGGGACTCCATGCTCTCTCAGATGAATACATTCAACGATGTGCTTTCACGAACTGGGAAGATCATTGTCGAGAAGTATGTCGTGCAGGACAACCTCAAGAATGGAATCGGACCCGAGCATATCAGAACCTATGCCAAGAAGTTCGGTGGTTCTGCGAAGAGCAAGAACGAGACAACCGAGTTCATGTTCGATGACGAGAAGTCGGCTGACTCCTTCCTCAAGGCAATCACTGGCAAGGGGCTGAATGAGAGCGAGTGCGAGGGTAGGCAGTCGGGAAAGCCTTGGAGAACTCCAGGTGAAAAGAAGAAGTTCGCAGTCTGCGTCGATGACAAGATAGTGCGCTTCGGTGATCCTGGTCTTTCAATCAAGCGTGATCAGCCTGGTCGCCTAAAGAACTTCCGCGCCCGTCACGGGTGTGACAAGGGCGGCATTGCCCGAGACACTCCGAAGTACTGGTCCTGCCAGATGTGGCGCAAGGACAAGAGCGTAACCGATCTCACTGGTGGTGGCTGATGGCACTTGTAGAGCAGGACTTCACCGTCGAGCAGGGATCTTCCTTCATCATGGAGTTCGATCTCCTGAAGGATGACAACACCACACTCAGTCTCGTCGCTCCATCTCCCAATGGTGTGAATACATTTCAACTTGACAAGTATTCGTTTCGCATGAACTTCCGCAAGTCGAAGTATCGTGGTACGAGTGCCTACGGAATATCCAACACCAGCGTGATACAGGTTGGAGACGAGGATACTGAAGGAAGAACTGCGGACGGATTCTATCTGATTGCCAATCATCCTGGCAGAGTGCGGATGGTGATGAAGCCATCCTCGACTGCAAGCATAAAGCATGGAAAGTATTTCTTCGACATCGAAGCAGTCGCAGGGACAACTGGTTTTCAGGAAGTCACAAAGGTAGTGGCAGGTAGATTCGAGGTTACAGCGGAGGAGATCG